CGTCGCGTCATACACGGCGGGTAGTGACTCGTCACGATGCTGATTCGATCCGAGGAGACGAGCCGGCGCGCCCGCAACCTTCGCGAACGGCATGACATCCTTCACGACGCTCGAGTTGAAGCCAACCATCGCGCGCTCCCCAATGATCGTCCACGGGTGCGTGACGACGCCTTGCCCAAACGTCGCCGCATCATCGATGATCGTGAAGCCTCCAAGAATAGAGAAACTGCCTAGAGTTGCACCATCACCGATATGCGAGTCGTGCGCGATATGCGCGCCCGCCATTAGCAGGACATCCTCACCGATCATTGTTTCGCACGTCAGGCCCTGATGGATCTGCACGAATTCTCGTACACATGCACGATTTTTGATACATACGCCGACGGCTCGGCGGGGAGAGTCAAGACTGCAAGGGTACGAGCCGCGATGCTGCGCCGGCCCACCCACGACAGCGTACGGCCCGATATACACGTCATCACCAATCGATAAGGGACCGGTCAGGATCGCCGTCTCGAAGATCTCACAATTAGCGCCAATCAGTACCGGACCATCCGTCTCGTCAATAATCATCGCTGCGCCTCCAAGATTTGCTCAACCATCACGAGCACGCCGCGCGCTACGACGCGATTATCGTCGCCGCGATGATTGACCACATTGACCATATTGTTCAGTCTTCGCTGCACGGGCGTGCACGGAATCTTCTCATCGTCATACCACGCCTGCATGATCTCGGCCGAGTTCGATTCGACAACGTCCGCGAGCTGATCCCACACCAGATGCAACCCGGCGCCCGAAAGGTAGACGCTGCGTTCCTGCTCGGTACTCGTCGTGCTCGCCTCTAGGATCGCCTCACACTCGCCCGACACGAACCGCGCAACCACTTCCGTCTCACCCACGCGCGCATACTCGAGAAGCCACTCGCGATCCGGATTCAGACTAACTAGCAGAGACAGGTCATGGACGAGCATGTCGAGGACGATTGGTGCGCCCGTCCGATTACCAATCGCGGAGCGGACGCTATGGAACTTCTCGACGCCTCCGAGGCGGTGCTGCTCGTGCAGGATCGTATTCCACGTCGCGTGCATCAGCATCGTATAATCGACGGTGACGCTGCGCTGCGCGTAATCGGCGACGCGGAGGACGCGATCAAACGCGGCAAGCGAATCGACGCCAGGCTTCGCCATCATCACGTGCGCGTAACCTTGCAGGGCGCGCATCGCTGGCACTTCCATCGAACCAATCGGCGCGGCGATGACGACTAGCTGGGGATGCGTCGCCTGCATCGCATCCTCGAGCGACGAATAGGCGTGCAGATTATTGGCGCGCGCGTCGAGGATCACACTCTGATTCGCGTCCTGCACGCCGGCAAGGAAGAACGTCGGATGCTGCGTCAGATTCTCGGCAAGGATGCGACCCCAATACCCGTACCCGACCAGAAGCGTCTGGATCATTCGATGATCTCCCACGCATTCCGAACGCGCGTCGTAAGGCTCCACTCGTGCGACTGTGGCAAGCCGTCCGCGCTCAGGTTCGCCCACCGATAATCATAGAACGCTTGATTGGTGGCGAACGTCTTCGCGTTCTGCGTAGCGTAGTGCGGGTTCCGAGCTAGCGTCGACGAGTTCTCATGCATCACATTCGCATCCGAATGCAGGATCTCCATGCCGACGATATGAGCGCGCCGCTCATAATCGTTATCCTCGAAGTAGGCGGGGTGGAAGCGTTCACAGAACAGGCCGACACGGCGAACCACTTCGGACCCGATCCACGCGCAACACCACGGCGGCGCCCCCGCCAGCACGATCCGATCAAACGACAACGAGTCCGCATACTCGGCAGACAACCCGTCCGGGAACCACGCATCCGAGTTCAGCAGGAGCCAACCATCCTCGAATGGTGTCGCCTTGATGCCGAGGTTCCACGACGCGGCGACGCTGAGCGCCGTCGGCATCCGCCATACATACACATCCGCGCCACTAATCCACTCAGTCACGGCGTCCCGGTCGAGCGCGTCACCATTGTCAATGATGATGATCCGGCTGGCGTAACCGTCCAGGCTACGGATACACCGCTCGAGCAGGTCGTGCGCGCCGAGGACGGGAATGATTACCGTCGGCTTCACGGGCGCCACGTCGCGAGACGTTCCATCGCCGGCCGCCAATGCTCCTCATACACGACGTCCGCATCGTAAGCCGCAGCAAACTTGATGGCCTTCTCACTCTTGCCACGCTTCCGCTCGTACGCTTCGCGCAGACTTGACACGATCTGCGACACGTTCGGCGTGAAGAACCACGAATGCTGGTTCGGGTCCCACAACGGTTGGCCGTCGACGAGCCACCCATCTCCGCATAATTCTGTTTGTGCTGTCCAGTCGGAACAGATGACGGGCGTTCCGCATGCCTGCGCTTCGATTACAGGCACGCCGAAGCCTTCGCCTGCACTGGTGGCTAGGAGAACGTCCGCGTCCGTGTAGAGCGCCGCTAGGGCGTGCTGTGGGAGGTTCATGCGGTAGAGGTACTGATCGACGAAGCGGATCTGTTCGGGCTTGATACCGCACGCGCGAATCAGTTGGAGAAGATCCACACCGCCGAGGCCAGCACTCTGATCCGTGTGGAGATACAAGATCGCGTCGGGATGATCCGCAGCGAAGACACCGAACGCTAGGAGATTCTCGCCCCAGCACTTACGCGGCGGCGTCCTACCCTTATTCGCCGAGTTCATCATCACGACGAACGCGTCGGAATCATCGATACCCATCAGGTCGCGACCACGGACCCGCTTACCCGCCGCGTCAGCAAACGATTCCGTAGGCTTGAAGACTTTGTCGACAGCGTGCGGAACGTAGAGATGCTCGAGGCCGTCAAGTTCCATCATGTCCGCACCGAACTTACTCATCGCAATCGGCATCACGTTCGGCCGCGCCAACCACTTAGTCACGTCGGGTGGCGATGGCTTGTGATCGATCGGCGCCCACGCAGCGATCTTCGGGATCTTCGCGATGTTCGGATTCGTCAACGCCCACACATCAAAGAGGATCATCACGAGTCCAGGCAGACTAGACATCGACTCCCAATGCTGCGAATGCGCGCGGAGAATATCGTCCGAGTATGGCGTTACGCCTGTCGGGTAGAGCTTGATTCCATTCCACTCCGTCGAGTTACCCTGCAAACCGAAGTTGCACGCCACGGCGACCTCGTGCCCATCACGCGCTAGTCGCTCCACGACTTGCGCCGTCTGCACGCCATAGCCCGTAGCAGCGAATGGACTATTGCTACACCACGTTACGCGCTGCGGTGTGACGCCTGGCGTCTTCGCCAGCGTCTTCGCCGCCTGTCTACGGTCTGCTCGATTCGCCAACGGGTTCCCTCCCAAAGACTAAAGGCCGCCAATCCCGAACGGGATCGACGGCCCTTAGCGTACCACTAGACGCTACGGATTAGGAGGCGCCACCGATGAAGTACTTGATGTGCGAGCTCTGGGGAAGAGCACCGTCCACGCGCATCGAAGCTCTAAAGGTTACTAGATCTGCATTGAAGGCAAAATCGTCTGAACGATCCAGGCGGATGCCACCGACGGAACGGACGAAGAAGCTCGGCATGTGACCAGCGATGACCGACTTGGCCGACGTAGCAGCCGAGGCGACATGCGGGTTCTCGTACACGGGACGTCCGAGCAGGAGGTCGCGCTGGTTACCGTCAGCCGCGGGGCTGAAAATGTAGTTACCAGCGGTGTCCTTGAGCTTGCGGACGGCACCGATCGAGGCGCCGTTCATCATCCAGCCGACGCCCGGAAGCAGACGAGCTGCACCGTCGAGGCTGTAGTACAGGTCGATCAGGTTGTCGGCGGTGAACGCACCGGAGACGCCCGTGCCACCGGTGATGCCCGAACCAGCAGCGGTCACGATGCCCTGCGGCTGAACCGTGCCCGTGCCGACGGTCAGAGCGTTCTGGACGTTGTAGCCAAGACCATTGCCGACCTGGTCGGCGAGGAAGCCGAGGAGATCGACGCCGGAGTCCTCGATCATCTCGCGGCTGACCTGAATCAGGAAGCCGTACTTGAACGCTCCGAGGTTGACGAACGAGTTGAACGTCGGATCGCTCTCCGAGAAGTTCGCGCCCTGCGCCGTGACGGTAGCGGACGAGGAGTACGCCGACAGGCTCGGGACCTGAATCGTCTCACCACTGGTCGTGTTGAGCTGAGTCGGAACGTCGAGCATGGGACCGACGAGGCGAGCCTTGAGAATCACCTGGTCATAGAAGCTCGTGGGTACCGGGCTGCCGCTCGTTGACGTGAGGACGTCACGCTTCTCGAAGTTGTACGAGCGAACCTCGCCACGCGCCATCGCGCGGATCGTCTCAGCATCCGTATCGTCGCCGGCCGGAGCCTCGTCCGTGCGGAGCTCAGCAGCGGCAGCGTCGAGACGCGCAGCGCGCTCCTCGTCAGCCTTCAGCTGCTCAATGATCGCGCCACGCGTATCAAGATCCGCGCTAATGCGATCGTACTTCTCCTGCTCCTCAGCGGTCAGGTCGCGCTTCTCCGCGCCAGCCGTATCGAGAAGATGCTTCGCCTCATGCCATGCGGCCTGGCGGAGCTCGTGCTGTCGATTGATGTAATCAGACATTGTCCACCCCTTTCAAGGGTATCGAGTTGATAGTGCCACCGGCCGCGGCTCCGCGAATCCGAAAGTGCCAGCGCGGCTCCGCGCTAGACCCT